ATAAAGAAACCTCAAGGTCAGCACAATGTCGCTATCCTGCTGAGCAGTAAATGTGCTCGGGATCACCTGCTTAAGATTAAAGTAGAGATTCTTTGCGGCCTCCAAAGCTGCCGTATCAAGCTCGATGCTGCTGTCGGTACCTGACAGCGGCGTCCCAGCCCAGGTGGCGGAGGCCGGAGCCTCGCCCGTGGTGGTAATGGCATTCAGGGTTGAATCGGCGGGTGTTCCACCTCCTAGGAAGTCGCCGTTTGCGGCCGCGTGCGTATTATCGTTCCATGCCTCAAGCGTGGGTTTTCCGGCAGTCACCCCGTCAAAATAGATCGCGAACACATACCGGGTAGCCCCGCCGCTTTGCCCTCCCGCGGTAGTGCCTGCGAGCGGCACCTGATCGAATATGCTCTCCGAGTAGTCATCAATAAACGTCTTGGGCGCCTCAAGATCTCCCGAATCAGGGATCAGCACCGGGTACTTGGTGCCTGTCCGTGAATCTCCGTCCGTCTGCTGGTCATCCAGAAACAGGATGGAGTCATTAGTCAGGTCTATCACCACCCAGTTTGAGCTGCTCCCCCCAGCCCCTCCAGAGGCATTCCCTGTGTTCGCGCCATCGTTTTCCGTGTTGTTATAAAGCCAGTAAGTATTGGGTAAAGCCATCACGCACCTCCCTTGTAAAGCCCGTATCTTTTTAATTGTTCTACCGCGCTCATGGTGCTGTACCGCTCATAAACGCAATCAGCGGCCAGGCAGAACCACTGAGACAGGTACCCCTTTTCATTTCCCCTTCCAGCAGGGATGTCTATCCTTCTAAGCGCCAGAGGAGCACCGCATTCCGGGCACTTTGGAGCAAGCCGCTCCCAGGCGTGCCTTGTGCTCAGCCGCTTTTTTCTGGCCGATTCGGCCTCCTCTTTTTTCTTCCGCAAAAACTCCCGAAGCTCAACATCTGTCACACTGCTTTGATTCATGAAATCTTTGATGGTTAAAAAATCCTGTGCCTTCCCGATTCCAAACACTTCAATAACTTTTTCAACTGAGCCTTTTCTCATATCCAATCCCTCATTTAGGCTGTCCACACCTGGCAGGAGTAATGGCACACCAGTGGATAACCAAGGGCCTCGGCCCGTTCGCTTTTATCGCAAATGCTGCTAGGCATTTCATAGGGAGGAGTGCACCAGCAGGAACAAAGTGGGTCTGTGCCGTTATCGTAAGCTATCTCCCAGCGCTTATGATTATCCTGGTACTCATGCTCTATTGTTACGGCAGCCCCCTTACATCTTGCCGCGCCGCACGTCGTAGCTCCTCTGGTATCCCACAGGCCGGCGGTTGAACGCACCCACCCGTCGCAGGCGTTTCCGCACCGGTCTGTCACAAGGATATTCACTGAGCCTGCCGCATCTGCATCGGCCTGAAGCACGTTCGCTCCGGCCTCGGTCTCAATCGATACCAGGTGAAAGCTGTCGGGCGTGTCCGCCTCTGCTATGCTCCAGGTGTAGGGCCCTATCCCTCCCGTAACGTATAACGTAACCTCATCATCCGGGTTGATGGTCTCAGGGTTGTTTGCCTCATCCCAGAGAAGGATTTCCGCGTCTTCACAGACATCGCAGTAGTTCACACACGCCGCGATCGCCTCGGCCTTCAGGGCGTCAACTTTTTCCCAGTACTCAGGGGTGCCCTCCTCAAACCCGTGATCCTGTTTCACCATATCTGAGACGGTCCGGTAGCTCCCCCCGTCGTAGCTCTGGGTGGTCCCGAATATCTCAAACTCGGTTGCGCACATCTCCTCACAGCTGCACCCATGAGCAAGCCCGTCTGTAAAGCGGCCGTTAAGCCCGGCCTCGGTCGGATCGGAAGAGACATTTTCAGGCACGCACCAGTTAAACTCCCCTGAAGTGCACTGCGACTCGGGAAAACAGCCGAACACCGTCCCTGTCCAGCAGCATCGCTCACCTTCCGCACACTCCTTGATCGTGCCGTCGCTTTGCCTGCAAAGGGCGTCCCCCAGGCTGTCATACTCACCGGTTCCCACGCCGCCATATATAAGATCCGAGGCGTCCCAGTCCTCGGGCCAGTCATCGATTGCGCTTGTCTCATCCACCACGCTTATGCTTGCCGAGGCCTCGGTCGGTTCCTCCCGGGTTGTGCGGATATAAGCATCAATCCTTGCCGTTCCAATCGTCTCTCCGGTAAAATGATTCAGGGCCGCCCCCTGGGCCGTGTAATTAACCAGCAGGTCAGCACCTGTTGAAACTATCGTTGAAAGATCAATCACCTTGCCGCTGTGTGTGCCGTAAAGGTCCCCGCCTGTTGGGTTTCCCTCTTCATCAGCCAGATAAACACTTGTAACGGAAGCTGGATACATTGAGATCTCGCACTGAGTAACCCCTGTTATCTCGTTTATGGCGGTTGCCTTTTCATTTGTTATCGTGACCGTGCCAAGCCTTGCCGCGTTCCAGCTCAAATCTCCCCGCTTTGCTGCCGAGCCTTCGCTCATGTAAACTGTTCGCCCGGTTGTAACAGGGCCGCTTTCCTCAACGTACACAAGCAGGCTTGCCACCTCCCCCACATGCACACTCGTGGGATTTGCCGTAAGGCTCAGCCTTGGTGGGCACTGGCACGGGTTGTCTATAAAGACCGTGTTTTCCGCTGTTTCTCCTTCAACATCCACACTTACGGTTACGTCCTCAGCCACACTTCCGGCCTGGATATAATTCACGGCAATTCCGGCTGAACGGTAGGTAATCACCAGGGACTGGTCACAGAAGGAAAGCTTGTCATGAAGGGTTATGGTGTTTGCCGAAAGGCTGTATCCGCCTGCCGCCAGGTTGGTTCTCCTTGCGTGATCTGAATATGCCCACACTCCGTCAACCCAGCTGGGCGGAAAATCCACGCTGATCGTGTAAAAATTAGTCGCCCTCTGTCTCTCTACGCTTATAAGAATCTCCTGGGTGTTGGAGGTGGCAGAGGAAATTGCGGCATTACTGCTCGCAATCGACCAGTCCACCACCTGGCCGTCCACCGGTTCTCCCTGCTCATCAATCACCTGCGCAAATAGCTTTGTGCGTGAAGCGCCGTCTGCCTGCAAACAGGGATCAGGAATCAGAAGGCTTATGGCGTAGCCAGCAAGCGCACCTGTTGGGGTTATCCGCACGCGATTTGCAAACTCCGGCCACTCCGGGCTCTCCGAGATCTCTGCTATATCATCATCCGTAATGGTGACATCCGCCTCCGAAGGCACATAATCAAAAGACTTAATGCACAGATGCCCCAGGCGGTCGGTTGCGGCCACAGCCCCTGCAAGGCTTGCGATCTTGGCAATCACGTCAATCGGGTACGCGCTTTCAGTTTCGTAGGTGCCGGCATATATCACGAAATCATCGATATCGCTGAAGGCCTCATCCCAGGTAATCCCTGCAAGCGTGCACATCTCGGATGCGATATTAAAAAATGTCGTCTTTTCTTCCCATCGCTTGCTTACCTTTGGCGCGAAAGGCTCTCCCAGTTTTGCGGTAATGCTCCTCCCCCACACCCCCTGGAGTAGATCAGATCCGGTTGATGATTCAATCGCCGGCCGTTCGATAAAAAAGCTCCCCTGGCTTATCCACGTGCTTTCCGTCTTTGTGAAGATCTCAATCTCCGCTGTTTCAGGAATCTGAGTAAAATCAAGCCCTGAGTACAGGTCCGCATCCGCTATATCAAGCGTCATCTCCCGGCAGTAGCTTTCAAGGTCGGCTGTTATGGAAAACCGGGAGACTTTTTCGCTTATATCAACGCCGTTAAATTCGATTTTCCATCCGTAAGGCATCCTAACTCCCGCTTACGACTTCAAGGCACAAAGAGCAATCAGCCCTTTTACTGGTAAGCCTTGCCGTAACAACCAGGTTTATCTCATAGCTGAAAATGTCCGTTCCGTGGTGTGCCCAGAAAAGGTTACGCCAGTATTTAAAGCCTCCCGGCCTCACGAACTTCACCTGCCAGATGTCAAAGCCATCCGTGAAACAATACTCTCCATCAACCGTCTCATGAATCGCCTTTAAGGCATCTACCGTATCCGGCGACAGGGCGTCAGCTTCAGAAAACGAGATCCTTTCATCTGCTGAAAACACACCGAAATCCTGCACCACCGCGCCTCCCATAGTGGCTATAACAGTGCCCCTTCCGACCTCGCCTCCGTGCAGGTTGTAATCGCCAAAGATCGGAGGCTGATCCAGCACCACAAGAGTTGAAGGGGCCGGGTCCGCACCTGCCGGATCGGTCGTGGGCTCGATGTCTATTGAATAAAACGCAAATTCCGTCATCTTCTTGCAAGCCCCAGTTTTATAAGCTCTTTTTCAAATTCCTTTACCATCTGCCTGGTAACCTTATTGTTTCCCACAACGGTGAGAGGCATTTCTGTATTTCCCGCCTGAAAGCGTATGGTTATAGCTTCAGTCGCAGATCCCGCCTCAACTGCTCCGCCTGTCTGGTAGGCAAGCCTTGGAGCCGAGGGCAGTGGAATATTTGATATCAGACCACCGATCTTTGCCCGGGCCACACCAGACAAATCAAGCCTCATACTGTTTAGTGCATGAAAAAGAGTTGCCCCGTATTTTCTTACCGCCTCTTTTCGAATTACAAACTCGCCTGCCTCAAGGAGCGACCTAATCTTGTCGCCCCCACCGTAGCCGGGAAGTCCACCACCGTTTGCGAGGCCCGCAAGGCCGCCAGTCTGTTTCTCCTCAACGGTCCTTTGATGCACTACAACGTTTATGTGCTTAATCGCAGGCTTTATGAGGTTGTTTATGGCGTTTTGCGCAGCTGACAGTCCCTTAAGTTCAATTGTGACATTTGCCTGTCTTGCCTTTGAAATCTCATTTAACTGCTGATTGATCCCGCTTGCTGTCGCACTCCATTCATCCCTGGCAGTCTCGGCCGCTTGCTTCTGGTGGGTATAAAGCTCTTCGATAAATTTTCCCACCTCGGTCACGCCTGCGATGGCGATTTTTTTGGCCGCCTCAAGAGATTTAACAATGACCTCTTCGCCTTCACCGGTCCTTTTTACCTCCTGGGCCAGGTTCGCATAGAGAGACTCCGCGTCTTTAGCAAGCCGTTGGGCAAGCTCATAATCCTTTTCTCTTAAGGCCTTTTTTGCGGCATATAGTTTTTCCTCTGCCTGCTGTTTTTTGTCCGCCCAGACCTCCTCCTCGCTTAAGCCCTTACGGCCAAGCTCGCGGATTTTATCCTCAGTAGAAAGCCTCGCGTACTTGATTTTCTCTTCCCAGGCTATTACCTCCTGGGCATATTTTTCTGCCTCTTTACGCGCGTTTTCGTATGCCGCCTTTGCCTGCTTTTCAAACTCTTCAAGCTGCTCATTTGTCGCAAGCACCGCCTGGGCAGGCTTTTCCATATCTTCAGCTGCTGCGCCCGCTTCCTTGCCGACCTGGTTGTATGCGGAAATAACCTCGTTAAGCCTGACACCAACCTGGGATAACTGCTTTTGAGCCGCAAGGGCCTCTTCAGTCGCCGTGCCAAAGAGAGTCTTTTTTGCCGCCTTTTCTTCAAGTGCGAATTTAAGCGCTGTGTAATATGCCTTTGCCCCTGAAAGCTCACTTTCAAGCTCTTTCAGGTCCTCCCTGGCAAGCTTTGTGAGATCATCCGGAATCTTAACGTCCTTAAACTCTTCATATTTGCGGATCACCCTCCCTGTATTTTCAGCGAGCCTGTCCTGGGCCTCGCGTGCGTCCTTCATCGCCTGCCGGGCACCGTACATCTCCTTTGCCAGGGTTGCCAATTGATACGATGTGTAAAGCACCCCTGCCGCAAGCCCCGCTTTCATCGCAATACCTGAAGCGGAAAACTGCGCTGTAAGAGTCCCCAGGGAAGCCTGTGCAAAGCGCGCCTGACCGATAAAACCCCCAAGACCTGAAACGATATGACTTAGCCCTAATCTCCATATGGTAAACGCACCCACGGCACCCGCAAGGGTGCCTATGATCGACTTGGTAACCGGGTCAGCCTCACGGATTGAATCAGACACCACCCTGAAGACTTTGGCCAGGGGCAAAAGCCCTTTGGCCACAAGCGCGCCTGCAGAAAGTAACAGGTTGTCCAGCTCGTTTCTAAAAAGCTTGATCTTGTTCTCCGGAGTATCCTTCATTTTGTCATATGCTCCACTCATCGCGCCGCCTGAGGCCCTCATTTCTTCCAAGGTCTTTTTGAGCGAATCGAAGTTCTGGGTCAGAGCCAGAACCCCGGTGCGCGCCTCAACATCAGGTATCAAGAGCCGCATTTGGTCTATGGCCAGGCCCTTTTCGCGGATTGCGTCCAGGGTCGGAATGAGTCCCTGCCAAGTGATTCCAAGTTCATCAAAATGTTTTTTAGCTTCAGGGGTTGGTGCGGCCAAGGCATTGATGGTGCCTTTGAGAGCGGTCATGGCCTTTGGAGTCCGGATTCCCGCCTTAGTAAGGGTCGCGACGCTCGCAGACAGTTCGGTTAGCCCTACATCGGCCGCATTGGCCGTGGGCAGGACCTCGCCGATAGATTGCGCCAGTTCCGGGAAGGTAGTGACGCCCAGCTTGACCGTTTTAAACAGGGTATCGTAGACCTCGTCCAGATCATCAATCGACTTGCCATATGCGTTTATGACACCAATCCCGACATTTGCCGCAGTCTTGGTGTCCGTAACACCGGCCACAGCCGCTTTGGCGGATTTTTTAAGGACCCCAGCTGATTTTTCAAGCCCAACACCAGCTGATAAGATGTCGTATTCCGCAGCCGCCAGTTCCGCCGCGCTCTGAGGGATATCTTTTGTAAGTGCGCGGATTTCTTTTCCCAAGGCCCCGAACCGCTCCCGGCTCACATCAATCAGGGTGTTTACCTCCGCCATGCGCTGAGAAAATTCGCTGTATCGTTGAAACGTTTTGATCGCGGCATAGCCTGCGCCCGCAAGAGCTATAAGGCCGGTTTTTGCCTTTTGCAGATCCCCTACCCAATCGCCTGTTTCCTTACGCAGTTCAGCGGTCTTTTGCTTGAGTCTGGTTTTTGCCTGGTAAAGCTCAGCGGTTGCTAGAGTGCCCGATTTTCTGAGCGTGTCGTAAGCCCCCCTGAGCTTTTTGATCTCCGCCCGGACCTCTTTATAGGGCCTTACATCGAGTAAGGCCCGGGCCTCCATTACCTTTTTAGCCTTGGCTACAGACGCGCTAGTCTTGTCAAACTCGCTCCTTGTGCGAGCGAGTTCCTTTTTTGTCCGGTCCTTTGCTTCAACCGTTATGCTGACTTTACGCTCTGTCACTCTTTATCCTCCGGCGGGCTCGAAATTTTCAGGGCCTCATCGATCGCCAGGTTGAAAAAACTCCACCCGTAATCCCAGGGTTGACTGTGACCCATCATGATCAACCGGCAGACAGCCCTTCTGATTTCTGTGCCTCGAGCAATTGTCGTCCAACGTTTGCCAGCCTCTGCATCAGGCTGGCAAAAGAAGGGTTTACCTCTTCAACCGCCGAAAGGAGGACTTCGATTTCAGAGGGCACCAATTGCTCAAGCTCCTCCCTCGTAATTCCCAGACTCATCTCAAGCGCACCTGAAGGCAGCCTGTCGGGGAACAAAAGATCAATATCGCTCAGCTTCTCATCCTGTCCCTCAAAACCATCGGTCAATTCCATTATTTGTTTGACCGTAAGCTCATTTGCGGTCAGTGTTTTATCCCCGATTTCAAATGTTTTTTCCTTGCGCATTTTTTCTCCTGAAGCCTCATGTAAGATGAGCGGCATATAAAATCATGCAGCTATTTTTTTATGCCAATGTCTCTACTTTGTAATATTCCTGGCCGCTTGGCTGGCTGGTATCCTTCAAAACCGTGCCGGTCACCGCAAGCACCGACGCTCCCTCGCCGATCAGCGGGAATTCTCCGTTAAGCAAAATGTTTACCTTGTGGAAGGTCCAGCGTTGCCTGACGCCGTTATCATCCTTATCGGAGACAAATATCAGGTTGCGCTCCACCGAGCCTGCAGACATTCCCCAGATATACGAGACATTCACGGCCTCGTAATCCGCAGAGACTATATCTGCCGCTTCGATCGCGCCTGCGCTTAGCTTCCGCAAATACCCGTAGTCAGGGTCGAGGTTATAGTCCGTCCCCTGGACCCTTCGGGTGGCGCCCGTTGAATCGGTCACCACCACGTCCTCCAGGGTTTCAATGCCCGAGATGGAGATGTAATTCGTATCTGCCGTTTCTTCCGCGTCTTCTCCCACTGTAAAGGTGCCTGAGAGATTTATGATTTCGATATAGTTTGCCCCCACAAATGCAATCTTGCCTGTGGCGCTGGAGGAATCACCTGTAGCCGTATCCCCCACTTCGAGGGTTCCGGTGATCGTGCCGGTCAGCTTTGTGATAAAGACATTGAGCTTGTCTAGGGCTATGTAGCGGTCATCCTCGAAACTCGGATTATCATGGTCAATGTAACCAGCGCTTTGATTGTCAGTGTTAATGGCCGAACCTAAGAGCGTCATATTCAGGTTCTCGTTTGTCATCTCCCGGAGCCCGAAGGTAAGAGTTGCGTCCCGCTCGGTTTCCTTTTCGATTAGAGTAGCCCTTGCAGCATTCCGGGTGCTGTAGAGTTTCTCAGTGGTGACTGTGAGGGCGAAATTGATATTTTCAAGCTCGCCCAAGTCGTCAAAATGATTCTCATTCACCTCTCCCGCGTAGGCCCTGCCTGTGCCGTAATATCTTATGTTGTCAGCGTCTGATGCTAATCCCATTTCCTTACCTCCTTATGACTTGATTGTTTTAAACTCGTATCTTGCCGCGTAAAAGCAAAGGCCCTTGTCAGGCGCCAGATAAAGCGGTGCAGCCGATCTCAGGAGCATAATGCCCGCGCTGTGGATCTTCTGCCTGTGGAGCAGGCCTTCAGTTTTCTCCAGGATCTCATAGACTCCCATGCTGGTTGTATCCCCCAGCTTGGCGGCCTCGGACCCTCTCAGGTTGCGGTCGCCGATAATCACCATGATGCCGATCTTTTCCTCGTCATATCGGTCCTTGTTCACGAGCGCCAAGCCCGTTGCCACCACATAGGTACACGGGAAAAGGAGCGTCATCCTTGCCAGCTCTTCGATATCTTCCGCCTCCGCCTGGCCCGCGTAAAGTTCAAGGGTCTTAAGCCCCTGGTCTTTTAGGGGTGCGAGTGCGTTTAGGACAACCTGCTCCAGCTCTTCAAATTCGTGCATGATTTAAAGCCCGCCCATCTTATCCCGGGTGAAGACCCGGCCGTTTGACTCGATCTCGACCGTGTCTCTCGTGTTTGTCCGGGCCGGGGTTACGGCGCCGAGTGTGATCTTGCCGTCGTTTACCCGTTCCAGGAACCTGATTGCCGCCTGGTGCCTCTCCTTGCGGGTCTCAGGCGCCGAGTCCCCTCGCCTGGAGTAGAGATTGTATATCGCGATATCAACGCTCACCTGCCGGATCTTATCCGGCACCGGTGACAGGGGCATCGTGTACCTGCCCTGGCAGTACGCATTAATCGTGGCATCGGCATCCGCGATCGCGCGTGTTACCTTGTCCGGGTCAATCGCGCCGGAGTTAGCGTCGTCTGTGAGCCGGATAAGGAGATTTTCCTCTACCTGCTCCAGGATGTCTGCCTGTGTCGAATACGCCATCGCCTATTCTCCGTCCGTGTCAGTCACGTCGTTCCCGGCGTCCGGTGGTTCTGCCCCGTCGCCACTTTTGTCGGTTTTCTCCGTCTCCGGAGGCCCGCCTTCGCCGTCCTCATCGGTTTTTTCTGCGTCCGGAGGCTGGGTCCCCTCACCGTCCGGGTCTTTATCTTCTTCGGTTTTGGCGTCGGCCAGGATCTCGTCCCTTTCGGCGCCGCCCACCCGCCGGCCGCACAGGACGCTCAGATAATCCAGGGTTGGTTTTCCGTCCTTAGTCACCTGCCCGGCATCAATCGCCCTTTTGACAGCCGCTGCCACCGTGACCCTGTCTTCATTTGCCTTTGCCTCGCGATGTGCCTCCACCATCGCCACGAGTTCTCCCTGGCTTTCCACAGGCACAAAACCCTGGTGTTCGCTCAGTTCCGCTATCAGTTCGTCCTCCATTATATCTTCCGGCTTAAAGTTCTTTGTGTCCCTGGGTTCCTCCTCCTCGACCACCAACACTGTGAGCATCGACTCCGCCTTCAGCACTTCGATCTCAGCCGCCGAGAAAGCACCCTCCGGATATTCCCTGGGCTCTTTCGTGTGCGCAATGCCGCACCTGCGGAACCCGTTTCTTTTTGACTTTATCTTGATCATGTCCCTGTCTCCCGTAATGAGTTAGTTTAAAAGTGCCGCCCGGCCGCCCGGCAAGGGGCGGCACTTGCCGTCAAAAAGATACCTGGCTCAGCTATCAGCCCCCACCGGTTGAGCCGTAACTCATCTGCCACAGGCCGTATCCGCCCGCAGCCCTTGCCTCGGCCCCGAACCTGAACTTCTTGCGCATGAACACGCTTTCGCTGTCAGGTGTTGTCTGCTGCACGAACACCGGGGCCTTTCTCTCCTGATAAACGAAAGGCTTTAGCGGCCGGCTAGTCACGTGCAGGAACCACGCGGTTGTGCTTGTAAGCCTGGGATTAACAAGCAGGGTGGCAGTACCCTTGTAGGGGTTGGGGGACTGGTCGGTGAGCTTGGCGTTTTCCACGAGCAGCCGGCCTGTCGCCTCAAGTGCGGGCGGCACTTCGAGCAGGTCCGGGATAAGCCCCAGGGGCCTTCCCTCATCATCGGTAAACGACATGACGGCCGTCCTGGCGGCTCCGTAGCTCGCAGTGGCCAGGACTGTTGAAGCAGCCGAAAGCACTGTGGTTCCCTTGTTGCTCACGCTTTCGTCCGCCACCGAATGATCCGTGTCGTAGAAGTACTGGCCGTCGAAGCATTCGTTTATGAACGCGTTGTTTTTGAGATCCGCGTCAATTTCATCCGGCAGCTGCTTTGAGCTGAACCCGGCCTCCTGGGCCTGTGGAGCGTAAATTCCGATATTGTCGTCTTCGATATCGTTTCTATCCACTTCGACCGTTGCCTCAAAATCATCGTTCACGATCGTGTATTTAAACGCCTCCAGGGTTTTTAATGCCTTGTCTCCCAACCACTTGCGCATCTTGGGAAAGCGGCTCAACCAGACGTAATTATTCTGGCCCGATCCGCTCGGCACCTTCATGGTTGTCTTCTCCCACAGGGAGGGAGCAACCTCAAACGCCTTGTTGAATGTGGTCTTCAAATTAATGAAAACCGCCGTAAGATTTGCTTGATTAACCAGCATGACAATTCCTCCTTATTAGTGTTTCCGTAGCAGTTAAATTCGCATCTCTTCGCGCCTGGCAGCCTCTTACGAGGTGCGCAGTTTGCGCGTGTATTCGAGCCATGTTCCAAGCACGATCACATCGTCCGTCCCCAGGGTCCCGTCTTTCGGCTGCATGGTTAACGCCAGCACGCACGGAGATCCGGCCACGTTTGCCGCAGCCAGCGTGAGAGTTTCTTCCTGGCAGGTCTTTGCGTTTGCAGTCCCTGTCATTGCGGAAGAGTCGCCTCCGAAATCCGCGTCCGCGTCATACTCGGCCGCGTCCACGTTGTTAAACGCCTCGATGGTCCACACCACCGCGTCCGCCTCAGTGGCCCCGGTCTTGGCTCCCATCACATGCATAACCACATCCTTCGTGTCATCCAGGTCAGGCGGGATCACCACGCTCGTCGAGATCGGGTCGGGGTTCGCGTGGTTGTTCCACCTGATTCCAAAACCCTCATCTCCTGCGCTCCATCCAGGAGTGGTTGATGCCCCGTCCCCGAAGTCAGCCAGGGCCGTTCCGTCCGCCTCGGTCCACGCGCCCAGCGGAAGCTGGATGATCGCCTGCGCGCTTTTAAGGTCCTGATAGATTTCCTGCATCCCGCCTTCCACGTCTGTCTGATCCGTGTGAGTGCCTGCGTCCCCCATGCTGATCGCGCTTGCCGCATGAGCCTCCGAGTCGTCCGCGATATGGGTGGCCACATCCGCCTGGCGGATGGCGGGCTCAATATCTATCCACGCGTGTGTCGTGTCGATAAAGCCCGCGATCACCCCGCATAAAATGTTGTGCGTAACGTTTGCGACCAGGTCGACACTCTGGTCGTCCACCAGAAATACGTTATCTCCCACGTTCGTCTGGGTGATGGCCGTGTCAAGCAGTGCCTTTACAAGGCCCCTCCTTCTAAGCACGACCTGTTTGTCCCCGTCCGCCCCACCTGAGTTATCCACCTGGCCGGTGGCGATGCCTTCAAAAATAAGACCTGCGGTATCAGCCCCCGGCTCGGCGTATCCGTTTGCGTTCACGCACGCGAAACTGCCGCCGTAAATGGTTTTTGCCTCTTCCACCGGAAACGGAAGTTCCACGCCCTCGGTGTATTGCAGCTCTTTATCAGCTGTTAGTGCCATAATTTCATCCTCCCTGTTTTTTTTGTGTTGTTGGTGATTTACCGCCCTTAAAGGAAGCTATGCCGAGTATTTCTTGATGTCCGCTTCCGTGTTTCCCATCAGCTTTGCGACCGTAAGAGTCACCTCTTCTATCGCCTCTCCCTTTTTGGGCGCACCCTTCGGAAGACCGTTCACCGGCATCACGCTTCCTTCCGGCCGGGAGAGCACGACCTGTTCGAACATGGCTGGGTTTTTAGCCGCCAGATCCAGGCCCCACTTTTTCACCTCATCAGGCGAGGTCTTGCCCTCCTTAAGGGCCAGCTCCACCAGGTCATCCCGCTTTATGTCGTTTATCTGTATGGTCAGTTGCGCGACCTGCTTACTCAGCTCAATCGCCGATCCGGCAGGGGCGCTTAGCTCGTCGATCTTGGCGATAACGGCCTCCGCGTCCACCCCTTCCTTGAGCTTAAGTGCCTCAAGGACTTCCTTGCAGGCCGAGACCTCGGTTTTTGTTTCAAGCTCCTTGTCCTTGGCGACGAGAGACTCCACCATCTCGACTGCCTTGTCCTCGCCTGCGTCATCCGCCAGGCCTAATGCCTTTAGAATTTTCTTTAACATCTCTTCTCCCTCCTTTTGGGTTGATTGTTCGTTGAGCTTTGAAATAATCGGTTTAAGGTTGTTGATTTTCGGGTCATTGGTGAGCGCCACATTCTTCAGCCCGGCGACCCTGCGAGATCCTTTTTCAAGCCACATGACAGGCGAAAAATACCTGTATTCACGGTTGTTGATATATTTCCTGGCCTGCGCGGTCCATTCGACAGCGACCCAAAGTCCCTCTTTGCCCTTGTCCACGAGTTTTTTGATCCACCCGGCAGCCGGGGCCTGCACATCCATGAGCGTCTGATGTTCGTAATCGATCACCATGTCGTTTCCGCGCCGCTCAAAATCAGCCAGAATCGCCCGCGCCGTGTCTTCATCCACATACGCGTCGGGCTCGCCCTCTAGCTCCACCCTGCCGAAGGGAAGAACCTGAAACTCGGTGGGCGCGTCTTTATCAATCTCCTTTAAAAGGTGCACTACCTGCATGTCTTTCCCCCTTTTCACGCCGGTCCGAATATGTACCCGGCAAGCGCTTCTTTTATCTCGTCCCAGTCCTCATCCTGCACCATGAGAAAGGGTCTGGCCGGGATGGTAACCTTGTGCCCCCGCCCTGCCTTTCCGCCGAACTGATGGATCGCGCCGTATACCTTGTTGGTCCCCACAACGGCCCGGTCCTTGTAGGCCTTGCTGTTGATCGAGCCCAGCAGCCCGCCCGCGAACCCCCGGCGCCGCAGAATGCCGGCACCTCTTTTTTCCCCTTTCAAAGTGGCCGGAGCAAGGGGCTGCCAGGCATCAGGGCGGCCTCCCTTCTCGAAGTTTCTGACGACCGACGTACGAACCGTTTCCCCGATAATCTTCATGACGGGCGTCAGATCCTCAACGCGCTCCCTGAGCCGTGAAAGCAGCTCTTCAACCTCTCTGTCGTCGATATCTACCTTTATGCTCACTCCCGCCACTTGACAGCCTCTCCTGTTTTGTCTATAATTTTTCTTCCGATGGAACCGGTACGGGCCGCGGTCCTTATGCCGGTTCCGGGCGGCCAGGCAACCGCGGCGCCTGAGACCCTATCTTGCCCATATCAGCTTCCCCTGCCTCTGATTGTTGACATATTTCAAATCACTTGTAGGTATCATGGTCCATGCCTCCATGCGGCCCGCGTTTGCTTGAGCCACCATCAGGACCGCCCGGTCGCGGTCAAGTTCGACGGCCTTGATTATCCTCTGCCGCAGCTCATATTTGCCCGTGCCTTTGTGCCTTTCAAAACTCATCCACACCTCAAAAGGGTCTTCAAGCGCCTCCGGGATAAAGGGTATAAAAGGTGTGCGGCCCTCCGGCAGATGCTCGGCGATCGCGTTTGCGTTCGCGACGATGTCATAGCGAAAAGACCCTTTTTTGAACGAAAATATCTTCTCATCCCCGCCCAGGGTCTTTTTGAGCGCGGCCGCAGTCCGGGCCGTCCCGGAAAAAGCCTTGCCTACCTTTGCAACCGGTCTATCAACCGTGATCAGCTCCGGCCTGCCCGCCGTGTCCCATGCCCCAGGCGTGAGCCTTTCATAGGCCTTGGCCCCCTGGGCGCGCCAGGCGTTCATGGCGTCTTGCGAGATCCGCTCGCCCCACGCGGCCTTACCCGGGTTGTAGTCCCATCCCGGATCTATGCCCTTTGGAACCCTGAGGATCTCTCCCGTTTTTTTGTCCGTCCACTCGTAGTATTCCTTCTTAGGGGCCTTCGTCCTTACAGGGTAGGGGCCGCTTGCCTCTTCTTTTTTGAGACGCTCGACCTCGCGTGCCGAATGGCTCACGACCCCGCATTTGCAGCCCCAGCCGTTGGGGGGCGTGTGATCATTCCAGAACGGGTCGTCCGCCGGCAGTACCAGATTGTACCACTGAATGTGCTCCACCCTGGGCTCGGCTGAGCCTGATGCCACATAGCGCCAAAGGGGCCGCATTGCCAGGACCGCCGGGTCCGTCATCTGCTTGTAGTGCCCCGCGGAATAAGCCGTGCTCAGGTTCGTGTTGAATATGGTCGCGGCCCGCCACGCCTTGCCTCCTTTATATTTCCAGCCGTGCCGGGTGACGATGTCCCCGAACTCCTTTTTGAAATCGGCAAGGGTCGAGCCCGTGTCAAGCCCCTTTTGAACCGCGCCGTGAAGGTCGGCTAAAAGCTCGTTTTTCATGGCCCCAGCCGACACAAAGCCGCGTGAGTGCATGCCCTGCCACAGGTCTTTCCATGTCCGGGTGGGCAGATCCACCTTTTGCCTGAAAAAATCGATCGCCTCGTCAAAGGGCAGATTCATATATTCAGCGCTCTTCGGCATCGAACCTCCCGGATAATTCGGCAAGAGTTAAGCCCCTGGCCATCAGCTCACCGAGGGCCGCTTCATCCATCTCCGTGTAAAGATCAAGAAGCCGGTCCCTGAATTCCTCAAGCGTTGCCGCATCGTTAAGCGCTTTCTCGATCACGCCTGTGAGCCCATCAAAATCAGCCGCATCAAGCACCTTCGCGCCCAGGGCGTTCAGCGTATCGGCGGGGGAGTCAGGGTCTTCCGGAGCTTTCAGCCGGGCGTTGAATTCTGCCCCTGTAGCGACTTTTCCGGCAACAGGCATGTAAGGCCCCGCATCGGGGCCTAATAGCCCGGCTACGTTTAAATCAGAGTCTTTCATGGCTATTCCCGGCGACTGAGGCTGAAGGATTGTCTGCCCTTTTTCAGGCAACGGGATCCCAAACCGTTCGCTCACATGCTCGGCCGCGATAGGCTGGCCGAGCGCGGCCACGTTCTTGTAAGTCTCGCTCAGGCTTTGAAGGTCCTCCCTCTCGTTCCAGATCGCCTTGTAGCCTGGGCAGGGCGTGTCCCAACCGAAATTAAAACCTACCATCGGTCGTATGATCTGGTATCTGACGGAGGCGCCGACCGCCCTGGTGTCCGCCTTGGCCAGGTCAAGCCTCACCTCGTTATGCGTCTTGCTCGCAGCGTAAGAGCCTGAGTCCCCCACCTCGGCTGAGAGTGTCTGGCCCAGCAGGGCCTTGCTTATTTCCTTGGCGCAAAACCCGGCCAGCGCCAGATACGGGTTATCGCTTTTTCCACTGCCTTTTATCGCCTCTATGAATTCTATCTCAGTGCCTTTGGAGATAATTCCCGCCGCGTCCGAGCCCAGGTTCTGTATGGCCGTGATCAACGCGTCCTTATCCTCCTGGCTCGCCCCTGAGTCGTATTTCCCCAGCCTGAGCGGCATGCCGAACACCTCGATAAAACCCATCCAGTCCTTGAGCGAGTAGTTGCGAAACAGGTACATCCAGGTGCACACCCTGTATATGCCGGATCTTGCCGCGTGCCCCGCCTTTCCGCCGTACCGGTGAAAAAGGATCTTCCACGCCGGGATCTCGGTACCCATCGAGTCATCGTCCGAGATCAGGCGCGGGTATTTGCGCAGATAACCAGCCTGGTCGGTAAAGAGAAAACGTTTTTGCTCGATAAAATCCAGATCGTTCGGCATGGCCTGCCCGGTCGATACGTCCCACTGGATCTCAAGGGCTGAAAACCCCTTTCCCACGCTGTCCTGGAGGGCTACCAGGGTATCGTCCCAGTCCGTCATATTATCGAAATATTCCTGAACAAACTTTGCGACCTTGACATCCCTGCCGTCCTCCGTGGCCGGGGAAACCTTAAACTCGATGTCCAGGATGGCATTGCGCCTTTTTGCCGCCTCCCCCAGCAGGTGGGCGTCTTTTTCCTCCATCTGGTCGAAAAGCTCGGCCTGGCGCCGGACATCCCCGGCATCCGCTTCTCTCAGCAGGGCGGTGAGCCGCTGCGGGGTAAGCCCGGCACAGACATATTCACGCCACGAGTCGAGCACCGGCGCCGCTGCCAGGGGTCTTTTTTCGGGCGCCTTGGTAATCTTTATCTCTCTTCCGAACTGGTCGAGTATCATCAGTAGGTACCCCGCGTGCCTGCAAATCGTCTTTTTGATATTCCCATGTATTCCACCGGTCCGCCACTCAGGTGCCTTGACTTATAGTGCCCCAGTGCGAGCGCGATCGCCGAATCCCCGTGCCGTTTAAAGTCCTGATTTTTAGTATCCCTTACAGTCAGTCCGGGCAGTTTGATTATGCCGTTGATCAGCTCCAGGGTCCGCAGGTCGTTTTTGATGTCCGCATCCCTTGGAAGATTGATCGTCTGGTCCTCGAAGGCATCCTGAAAAGGCACCATGTGCTCGCGGTACCATGCGTCGTTCAGCGTGATTTCCTCGATCAGGGGCCTGCCGTACTTATCCGCCGTATATTCGGCAAGCGTAAGGCCCGGCCCTGTCGCATCCATCGCCCCGCCGCGGAACCTGGGCAGATGCTCGATCACATACCACAGCACCTGCTCCTGCTGCCGACTCGGCACGTTGTGTATCTCGACGATAAAAGGGCTTTTACGCGTCAGGTTCTGCTGAATCTCAAGTGGCGCCACGATCGAAAAGTTGCCGTACCGTGCGAAGTCCTGGCCGAACACGTGCTCGCGTTTTTCGTCAAGCGCCTCCATCACCGGCGCAAGGTGCCTGCGGATCCACTCCTCGCACCATGATCTCTTGTAGCCCTCGCCCTTGAGAGCGAACTCCCTCTCAAGCGCAAGGCGCAGGATCGGCCGCTCCTCGGGCATGCATGCCTCGATCAGGATGCTCGGGATGGCAACGCCTGAGCCCTCACGCGGCACCGCGTCAAGCTCTTCCCGCATGGCCGCCTTATTCACGCCGTATGCCCCGCGCACCAGCTCGTACCACTCACGCTTCCCTTCCGGCGTGGGTGTCCACCCCTTGACCATGCACACCCGCTCGTACAGGCCGTTTGCCACAGCATCGTCGAACGTAATGCGAAAGATCTTAAATGCGTACAGACCCGACCTGGTGTCGTGGATGAGCTGGTTGAACGGGTTTTTAGCGCCGTTGTGCGTGCTGATAATCCTGATCTGCCCGCCCCAGATGATGAGTGCCAGGGTGGCATCGATCACCGCCTGGACGTTTCGGTGAAAGGCGGCCTCATCGATATTGACGATCCCCTGTAGGCCGCGGATGCTGGCAGGATTTGACGACAGTGCCACATTCTGGAACCTGCTTGCATACCGGATGCGGTACGCCTGGATCTGCTTCGTGCTCCCGTCCGGCTGTTGATCCTCGAACATGAACACCTCTATGCCGCGCCACCCCTCTGCCATTGCCGAGGCCATTACCTTGGCCATGTGCGCGCAGTAGCCGATATATTCGAGGCCCTTTTCCCGTGTGTCGCCTATGTAAAACGTGTTATCACCGCCCGCGGCCTTGCTGGTCGAGGCGGTGATGGTATCGTCAAGTGCAGTGGCAAAGGTAATGCCTGTCCGCCGACCTTTTTCTGCGATGTTGAGCGCGCTCTTGTGGAGCCGCTTGAGCCACACGGCTTGATGGCTCATGAGCACACCCTCGGCCATCGGGTCAAGCCCGTCCGGGATCTCGCGCACGCTGGCCGGCAGTTCATCCCAGCCGAGAAGCCGTTCTATGTCTCCAGATCTCGCCATCTATCTCACCCCCAGGACTTTCTCGCGCCAGAACCTGGCCTGCTCCTCGTTTAAGCCCTGCTGTTTGGCCGCCTCGTCCACGGCGTCCGCCGCATCCTCAAGCGCATGCTTGCGGATTTCCTCATCACGCTTTTCGTTCTCGCTCGCCGCCCGCTCCAGGCGCTCAACCGCAATACCCAGATCCTTGAGCATCTTGGGCGAGACAGGCTCAGACCCCTCGGCCATGTCCACCACAGCCTCAAATGCCAGGGTCCGCACCATTTCGTTTAAGAGCTTTCCGACCTCTCCCTGGGGCTCGTTGCCCAGCTTTCCGATCCACATCCGCGCTACTTCCCGGCTCTGCCTCAGCTTCCGCCCGACCTCCTCCATCTTCACGGCGTAGCGGTTTACCGAGCTTTTTGAAAGCCGGTCATCGTGTCCTTCGGCTTCCAGAATTTCATTAATTTTTCTGGTCGCCTCAAGCTGCGTCACCCTCGGGTCCCTGAGCAGTTCCTGGAGTTTTACCCGGATATCTTCCGGCAGCAGGACGATGGTGGACTGCTGGCTCATTGCCTGCCTCCTGACGGACGAGGTCGTTTAATACCCGGAACGCCGGCCCGGCCCTCGGCCACGTCACATCCCCGGTCAGTCAAATGGGCGACCTGAACGTTTACGATCGTCTCAAGGGTGACAAGGCCCTGCTCTTTGAGCCAGGCGAGGTCCGTCCTGATCTTGTCCCTGGAGACTGCGTGCCCCAGCATGTCCAGCACGGTCTGGAGAATCGACTCGTTGAGAGATCCGTCGCCGTCCATGAGCGATTTGAGTATCGCCAGGCGCCTGTCCGAATCCAAAAGCTCACTGAAATTGTTCATCTCTTCCCACCTTGATTGATTAAAAATTCGTTCATCAGATCGGCCACCCGGTTGAGGCCCTCCAGCCGGCCCTTTGTCTCTCCCAGCTCACTTGTTAGAGACCGGATGTTCTCACCCAGGGTCTCGAGCTGCCGCTGGTTCGGCAGCCCGGAAAGCTCTCCATTTATGCGGATAATGCTTTTTTCCGTCTGCTCTATCCGCGCGTAGGCCCCGGACACTGCTTTATTGGTTGCCGTCTGCTTGCGTGCGAACCAAAGATAAGCCGCCACCAGCGCGTTGAATATCCACTGCCCTATACCCGCCCAGAGCTTCACCTCCTGATAGATAGCCGGGTCCATCGCGTCTCCCTAGCTCCCGATCCTGTTTACTGCCTGGCGCCCGAAAATCCCGATCAACCCGATCACGACCATCTGGCTCCCGCCGGCATAGTCACCCGCGATCATCTGCCCAATCCCCGTGACCACAGCCCCGATTCCTGCCAGAGTCGTCTTTTGTTTGTACCAGGGTTTCATTGTGCCTCCAGTTGTTTGTGTGTCAATTTGTATTTAAAGTTACTAACAAAGTGTGTTAAATGCTTTCAGGAAAGGCTTTTCACGCCTTCCTGTGCTCCTTCAAGGAAACTCTTTGTGTACATGAATGCAAGTGTGTATTTCTCCGGTATGTCCAAGTCGAGTTCGATAAAGCTTTTTAATATACGAACTGCGGAAATGGCTACCGGCTTCCACTGTTCGACTTTTGCCTCATCCCCGACGTCGTATGTCTCGACAAAATCCGCGATGCCGCTGATCACTTTGCCCAGATCCTTCTCCTCCTCAAGCATGGCCAGCGCCGCGCCGATCGCAAACTCCGCCCGCTCGATCCTCCGCTCAGGCTGATCCGCAAGCGCGATCGCGGCCAGGTCGTAGCCTGCTTCATATAAAATTATCCCGGTCACCTCCGGATCAGGCGCCGTTACCGTCACCCCGCTGCACCCTGAAAACATGAGCGCCGCCGCCATAAAAAACAGAATCATTATGCCTGTAAAACTAATCGGTCTACGTCTCATTGCCCGTCCCTCCTTTTTGCTATTTACTGTTGCAGCAGGTAAAAGTATCTGCCGTTTACCCGCGTCCAGATCTGAGTCCTGTCCTTGGGCCGCAGGTCTACGTGAAAACCTACCGGCAGCAAGCGGTCCGCCCAGTGCCAGTCGTAATAAACCCCGATACCTGTAAAGCCGCACTTCATTACGTTGTAAAATTGAAGCCTGCTCGTAGCCTTCATGGCAAAATGAAAATCAACCGCCTTGCAGCCCATGCGCTTTAAGTGATAACTGTCGTCTGCATGACCGTGGCTTCCTTCCACGTCCACGCACCCGCCGACTGCCGCGTGTGTGATTACCGGCCACCCCAGCTCGTGCCTCATGTCATCGAGCATCATGAGCAGTTGCCCGTCTACCAGATCCCCGCTGCCTGGATAAAGGGGGTCGTCGAACTCATGCCGCTTAAAGTGCCTCACGTTTTTCCAGCATATCGAGCTCATCCCATGCCTCCCGCTGCAACTGCCGGCATTCCCCCAGAAGGAGCGCCGCCTCATCAAGCAGTCTTGAAATCCTTTTTGCCGTCTTGCTCATTTTCTCTGCTCCACAAAAAAAAGACCGGTCCATCACCCCTTTTTTCCAGGTGATGAACCGGTCCGGTGTCTGCCGCTTCCGATCCCGGCCTTTCGGCCGTTCCCAGGCAACCCCTCTGCCTGAGCGTGTATATTGTCAAGCAACTGTATAATAATAAACAACAATAAATGACTTATCACTAAATAAATACAGATTATTTAACTTTTGCCTGCGATCGGCTCCTTGCCGTTTTGTTCGGCAGAGCAACCCCGCCCTGTACTCTTTCGCCTTCGACTTCTATTTTATGATGTGCCACAATTTTTCCGTTGCGGTAAATTAGCCCGAAGCGCCCGGAAAACCGGCGCTTTCTCAGGTTCCTTGCTACATCGCGTATCCAGTGCGCATCCGATCCCGTTTTATCAGCTTCTCTGCTCAATCTCCGTCTCCGTTGCAAATCTTGAGCGGCGTGCCCTTTCCGATCCTCTTGAGTGCTATATATTCCCTTGCCTCCGCGAGCACTTCCCTCTTGCATTCCTTACATATCCCGTGAGAATGCGACACAGAAGCCCATCCAACCCGCGTGACACGCCCTTTTTCCTCACACCAAGCGCAATACACAGGGTAGATCTTCTTAAGTGTCACAGGGCACCCCCTTTCACGAAGTGCAGAGATTTGTCATTAAATCCGAGCATATCGTTTAAAAGCTGCCTCATCTCTTTAGCCCGTTTGTTGGCCCTGACCGCCGGGAAGACGATCCCCGCGTTCTTTAATGCCTGCTCAACATCCCGCCGTTTTCCTTTTCCCATGATTTCACCTCGTGTTTGGGTTGGTAATTTCCCTGGCCCTTCGGGTGATCTCGTCCCGCGATAATATCTCGTCCTCTTCGCTCGATAAGGCGGCGCTCGAGCTTGTCGCCCGGCTTTTCGCGAGCCGTGCGGCCTCAATGGCCTGCTCCTGTTTCGCGGTAAGGCCCTGGGCGCTTACCCGCTCGGCCCCGTGCGACACCAAGGCCCGCTTAAGGTAGTTGTGGTTCTTGAGCCCAAACTTCTGGGCGTCGCACACGGCCGTGAGCGCAGAGGTAATCATCTTCCTGTCCACTCTATACCGGTGCCCCTCGAGCGCAAACTCGGCTATCTCAACCAGCGCGGCCAGGCCCTCGATGATCCGCGCCCGGCGCTTGATCGAGATCCGGCCGGAAGGGGAGGCCCGGAACGCATCGACATACTCGTTCGCCAGCCGCCAGAACCGCTGTCCCAGCTTCGCCGCCACCTCAGCCCTTTGCCTCATCAGCTCGGCGAGCTCCGCCTGATCGACGTCGAAACTACGTTCGCAATATGGGCATGTGATCTTATCGGTCATCAGTCAACCCTCTCAGATGTAAGTGCGTTTAGGCTGTATCGGTCATTCAGTATGACACCCTCGTCATAGAGTTTCTTTGCGCGATAGATGAGCTTTGCATATTTTTGTCTCTTAGCACTTGATTTGAGCGTAAGGCCTTTGAGCTTATCGGCTTTTTTCATGACCCTATTGGCCTGTCGAAACTTGTCTTTCAGAAGTAGTTTCGCGAGATCAGCCTCTTTGATCAGATTTGATCTCGCAATCGCCGTTAACAGCTTAACCAACACGGGTTTCGGCAGATCATTCAAAGTCAGTTTCTTGTCGCTCATTTTGTAAAACTCGCAAATGCCCAGGAAAAAGACAGCCCGAAATCCTCGGTTCCCCCTACCCTTACAGCCGCATAAAACGCATCAGCGGCCCAACGTCTCATCCCGGCATCCACTATTAACCGCCCCCGGAACATTCTATCTGTCAGTTTTCTTTCAGTCTCGTTTCCCGGCTCACCGTATGCGTAGCAAAGATCGTGCGGCAGACAGCACTTGTACGTGATATCCTTCCAGTCGCACCCGGTGAAAAGCCCCATCAGCTCATCAGGCAGGCCGGAGCAGCCGTCGAATTTCCATTCCTTGAACGCACCCGGATTATCTTTAATCCGAGTGACAAGGTCGTAAAGTCCGAAGTGCCGGCAAAGCTCAATCCCGCGCTCCGTCGTGATCATGTCTCCTATCTCAGGCAGGTTCATCGCTCACCCCCAGCAGTTCGTCGGTCTTGGTCAATCTCAAGCCGGTCCTCTGCATCCGCGCAGTCGCGACACAAAAGCTCGGTCTCGACAATCTCCTTCTGTCCGGCACCCGGACATCCCACCAGCCACGGCCGCCGAATCTTTGTCTCAAGCACCCGGCCCAGGTCATCAGCCACGCGTATCTCGCACCCACACTGCTCGCAGAATCCGATCATGCCGACCTCCTTGGCACCACGTTCCTGGTCATAACCGACACGGCCACGCGGTTGATCGTGTCCACTTTCACGACCACATCGTCCCGGATCCAGAAAAGGGCAAGCACCCGGCGCTTTCTGCCCCGGTTGCCGTTGCTTCCGCCTTCGTAAAGGTCGAGGCAGCGCTGGAGATACGGCGAATGTTTAATCATCCAGTCAAGCTTACCGGCGGCGGGCAGGGGTTCTCCGACCCTCTCTGCCCATTTCTCTTTGAAATATTGCGATATCTCCAGCATCGATACAGCCTCTTTTTTGTAATCACGCGGTCAGTCTCGTCACCATTTCCTGAAGCTCGGCCGCCTTCTGCTGCATAGCGGTTATCTGCTCTTTCGGCAGCAGCACGCCCCCGTATTTGCGCCCGATTTTTCTCAAACCATCTGCAAATTTTTCAGGCTCGCGCGTCATGCGCTCAAGAAATGCGTCCACCACTTCCACAGGAGCCGGCGCCTCGATCACTGCCGGCCGCACAGGACCTGCCGACAGGGTCTTATCCACAAGCTCCTCGAACTCAAAGGACAACTGCGCCACCAGGTCCACCAGGGCAGCCTGCTTTCCGCGGCTGGCTTTTACGAGACCCGTCAGGCCCCGCTGCCGGAACTGTGAATAAAAGGCATCCACCTCCGCTTCCGTCTCGGCCATGTAATAACCGCCGCCCGTGCCCGCCTTTGACAGCACCGCGATCTGGTCGTGATCCTTAAGTATATGATTTTGAAGATGCCGCAATTCCCTCTTTGCCGCAGCCAGGTCATAGCGGCCCATCAGCGTGACAGTCTGTCGGCGCAGGAATTCCTTGACCCTCTGCCTTTCCACGTTGAACTGATACATGGCCGCGAAATGGTCTGCCGGAAGGGCGTTTTTAGCCCCCACATGGCTCACCCACAGTATCCCCAGGAACCTGCTCTCAGTGGCTGTGAGCTGTTTGCTGTGATAACCGGTCTTTGTGTTAAACCCCAGGTCTGCTAGATGCATCGTAGGCCCCCCTGGTCTCGATTGACTTTATCGCCTCGATCACGTTGTGCGCCTTTTTAAAGGACAGAAAATTCTCATGATCCACCCGGAAACGCTTCTTTAAAAAGCCCCTCAAGGCCTTCCTCTCCTGGCCTTTCTTGTAGTAGGCAGCGCCCAGGCTCCACCACAGCGCGTATATCTTTTTTATCTGCTTATCGGTTGCCATGCCCGGCCTGTGTGCCTTGCCCGGCTCAGGCCCCAGGTTGCACTCAAAACCGCAGCCCTCGTAGTAGCGCATCACGGCGAGAAAGCCCTGATAGTCCAGGTGCTTTGACGAGCGGGCGCCGCCGATATCGGCCTGGATGTCCAGGCGCGTGTCGGCGTCTATGCCCAGCCGTTGGGGCGCGATATGCAAAAGCGCTTTCTGTTTACTTGTGAGCGCCATCTCCTGCTCCCAGGTTGGTTATAATCTGCCTGCCCGCGGGCGGCCCCAGCCACCTGTTTATCCATGCCCACGCGGGGCTTGCGCACTTCGGGCACTGAGTCAACTCACCGTCAAAGATCTCGTCACAATCAAGACACACCTTGCTGGTTTTAAGTTTCATGACAGTCCTCCTTGAGTTCGCGTCACTCCTGCCGTCTTCCGTATCTCTTTCAATCTCTTGCACTTGGCAGTGTTTACGGGCGCGTCCGGCCCAGGGTCCTTGACCAGGCGCCAGTGGTATTTGTCAATTTTCCGCAAATACCCGAACCCCTTAAGACAATTGAGGTATTCAAGTACGGTCGGCCTTGCGGCGCCTGATAGGCGCTCGATCTCAGCCGCCGTAAACGTCCGGTGGCTCCTTACCAGGTGCCACACCACCTCAAGCTTTGTGCGCTTCACCGTCAGGCCCCTGTATTTGTAAAGGCCGGTCGCGATCCGCTCGATCTCGCCGCGCTTTACAAAATCCCGAAGCATATTCTTGACTTGTTTCCTCTGGGAGTAGCGCTCAAGAGCTACGGCATTGGCAATCGCGGAAGGCGTAAACACGCCCATCGTCTTTGCCTCCTTGCGTATCTGAGCCGCCATATCACCCCATGCCATCAGTTACCCCTTAAGCCCTGCGCCAGGGCGCGCTTTATTACATCATCGTTTGGATCATTATGGCCGCTTGCGATCATGATCTCTTTTATCCGCCGGATATCGCGCACAACCAGCCGGAAATCGCCTTCCGCCGCCTCCTCGATCCTCTTTCCCTGGGCAGCTGAAAGCTTTAAACCTGCCGCTTCTTTGGCAAAATAGAGCACATCCACAGCAGATATCGGCCCGAAGCCGACAGCCTTTAGTGTCCGGCTCCAGATCCTGCGCTCGCGCTTCATCTTGTGCATGATGAGCTTTTCGCCCACGAGCGCCCACGGCACGCATGTAATGTCCGCAAGATCCCTTATCACCTCAAGCGCGCTCGCGCTCACCTTGTCCGCCTCATCGAGCACGATCACCGTGTCCGGGTCATCCTCAAGCCGTGCCACAATCGCCTCAAAGCAGGGCTTCTTCCTTTTAGGTACAGGGTCAACCTTAAGCTCAAAGCACAAGTCCTGGAGCATCCACAGCTCGCTCCACAGTGTCTTTGCTCGGCAGTAGGTCCAGCCCTCCTGGGCTGAGAAAAACCGCGCGGCAGTCGTCTTACCCCTGCCTGCCTGGCCCCAGAACACAAGCAGCCTCGGCTCGCCTGCGGCCCTTTCAGCCTCTTTCATTGCGGTGATAAAGCTTTTTGCGTTCTGAGTTTGTACAAAGATATTTTTAAGCAGATTCCCGTTCATAGACACACCTCCTGCTCATCTGTTAGCCAGAGCTCGCGCAGAAACTCAAACCGGTCCGCAAGCTCCTTATAAAGTTCGGTAGATTCAAAATACCGCATGAATTTTTTCTGATCAGGCCCAAGCACCCCATCCTTTGACTCCCGCTCAAGATACGCCTCGTACCTGTCAGGCTCACTGTCAAAGCTCTCCACCGTCCTGGGCTTAAGCTCAAGCACCTTCATCTTCTCGGCCTGCCGCTCGATATGCTCTGCCTCACCCTGGGTGGTTGTCTGTTTTTCAGGCTCGGCCGGCCTGGCGGGTGCTTCCACCGCCCCGTATTTTTCATCTATCAGCCGCGGAGCGTTTTCCACCCACTCGCGCGCGGTCGACTCGGTTGACTTTTTAAGGGAGTTCTTCTGCACGATCCCCGCCTTAACAGCCGCAATGTCATCCTTGGTCCCGGTGATCCGGGCGATCGGATGCACGCCTTGAACAGGCTGCGCCTGGCAGATCTGGCGGGTGCCGTCCTCTGTGTAGACAAAGACCTGGCTTAAGTCTTCGAGATCGTATTTCACGATCACCCGCTGCCTGAGTCCGTAAAGGGCCGAATCATAGTAGTGGCGGCCGAACATACTCACGCCGTTTCTGCCCACCACCTTGGCAGTGCTTGCCATCATAAGGTAGTTAAGCTCGGCCGCATCAACACCCGGCCCCTTGCCGGCTTCAAACACGTCAACAGGTGCCAGTCCCTTAAGGCCTCTGTGCGACCGGCCGGCATAAGCCTCGTACCACTCCTCTATTATCCGGCCCGCCTCTTCAATGGTAGGGGTCCAGTCGCCGTATCTTTTCTTATGTATGCGCTTGTGAAGCCTCTCCGACCTATGAAGGTGCGCGGGCTTGTTCGCAATCGATGTACCGCAATATGTAGGCATCAGCCGTTCAAGCTCGGAAAACGTCCCGAAAAACCGCTCGACCGGCTTGCTCTGCCCGTGATACGGCCACGCAAAGATCGTCTCCATCCCGAGCCTGGCATAAAGGCCGTAAAAGCCCATCTCCTCAAAATCAATATCTTTACTGGTGAAAAATTTCGACTTGAACGCCCGTCCGTTATCCAGATACGCCACGCGCGGGACCTTCCCCAGGCGCAGGATAGCGGATCTTAGAGCGGCCGATATGCACTGGGTGTCCTCCGTGGCCATGATCTGCCGCGCAAGCGGCATGCGGCTTGCCCAGTCGTACCAGCAAAGGAGCGTCGGCCGGATCGGTTTGCCTGTGAAAGGGTGCAGCACGTTGAAATTTAAGATATGGCCGTCTGCGACCAGCACGTCACCCACTTCAAGGAGCGTTGAATCGCGCTCAAGATAGGGCAGCACCTTGTCGTTTAATGCTTTTTCTCCCTCGCGGGCAAACACCCACTGGTCGAAATTACTGTTCCCCCAGTCATCTAAGGCGCGCAAAAGCGTCGCCTCGCTGCTCGGAGAGGCCACCCCGTTTTTCTCTAGCTTGAGTTTCGCAAGACGCACCGCCTCGCTTTTCCTCAGCCTGTTCGGATGGAGCGCAAACTGGAGCACCGCCTGAACCTCTGCATCCGATGTCTTGCGGCACCCCTTGCGGTTCCCGTATCTGGGGGCAAGCGCCGTATACTCAAAGCTCGCGTCTTTAAGCTGCTTTACCCAGCGCTCCACTGTCTTAAGAGAGGTAGCACCCAGCACTTCATACACGCGCGGAAACAAATTGCCCGTGTTATATCCTTTTATAAAGGTGCGGGCGGCCTTGCCTTTTTTGCCGTTTGCCTTTTCCTTGTGCCCGCTGAACTTCCTTACAAGCTCGGAGCGGGCAAGGGCGATGCTGTTCTGCTCCGCTGTTAGATCCGGGCACACGACCGTCACCCTATCCTTATTATATAAGGATAGAGCGTCCCTCCCTTTTGAGAGAGATAAAGCCGCTTTCACATCTTCCGGCAGTGAATCCACGTCATAAAGCCTCGCCCGGTTAAATCCCACACTGTATCGCCACCCGGCGCTGTTTGCCCGGCTGACGACCGCCTGCTTTGACACACCCTGAGCAGACGCGATATCCTTTGCGCTCACCCGCTCAGACATCCTGATTCCCGCTTATTGATATCTCCTGAAACATCTATAGTTCACCCGTTTTTAAGCTCTTTTTTAAGCCTCTGCATCTCGCCGACCATCTCGTCGATCTTGCCCAGGGCCATCTGGCGTTTCTCATCCCCGCTTATCACCTGGCCGTCTTCCGCCTCGGCAAACACACTTGCCGGCTCAAGACTGCCGGTCACACGCTGGATAGCAAAAATCATATAAGCTGGAAGATAATACTCGGTAGGTTTACTCAAATAGTGGTTAAGCATGTGGATTGATAAACGCTCACTCCACCCGAAATACTCATTTATGCCGTCGCACACCTGCTCGCGGCTCAACCCCTTTTTTCGGATCGCGTGCTTACATGCCACAGCAACCTTAACACAGGCATCCTCAAAGCCCTGGGTCGGCAGAGGCACTGTCTCGGTTTTCCGTATAATGGTCTCTTTCAGGCGGCCGTAGTCGTCAATCGCGCGGTCAAAATCAAAAGCGATCTGCCTGTCGTTTATTTTTTTACGAGCCTTAGACATTGCAAAACCCTGTTTGATGGGTTATTAATAACGGTAATAAAATCACTGTTGTTTGCGGTCACGGCGATTCGTCCTTAATATGTATTGAGGGAAAACCTCATAGGGTTCCCGGCTGAGCTTTTTCGCAATAAAGACCATGAGGGGCTCGGAGCCCCAGCACGTGTTAATAAGACGTGACACGTGGTACTCAGAGCACCCGTATTCGAGCGCGATCGCCTTTTGTGTGATCCCGGCTTTTTTAAGCTCTGCCTGTATGTCTGCGGGATGCATCTTAAATTTACCTCCTGAAAGGAGCGGTTATAGATAAATCAAAAGCTGTTGAATTGGCTGCGGGCATTGTTGAACACTTAATTGATATAAAAGCTGTGAGTCTTGACCCTGATATAGCCAAAAGCCCTTCAACTGTTTTAGCGGTCATCGAGTCTGTCGCTAAGGGCTTGGTTGATATCGAACAGAAGATCTAAGCTCCTTCAATCGGCGTCATCATAAATCTACCGAAGGTGACAGCCAGGATAAATATTTGCAGGATTTGACAGTCACACTTTTGATCGTCGAGCCCTATAATATGACTGAGCCAGCTTTGTGGTTTTTTTGAGTTTTTCTTCGGCTATCGTAGAAACCTTTTTTTGAGGGCTTCCGTCGGGAATTGGAGCGGTTGCGGTAACCCGCTGCGTCTCAATTAAGTGCGCCCAGGTAAAAGTCAAAGTATCCTGAGCCTCTGAAACCGTAAGGCCTTCAAGGGTGTTTATAAGCTTATTTGCGAAAGTTTCTCTTTTGTCTTGGTCCATTTTTTAACTCCTTATAAAGGAAACGCTATGTATCTCGAATACGTTATATGCTCTAATCCTTCGTGTAAATTCAGCGTCCAAGGTAATGAAAACACGCTGAAAGGGTGCCCTTATTGTGGAAGTAAATTGATCTACAGTTGCCCGGCTTGTGGCGAGAGCATTCAACATAAGAATGCCCTCTTTTGCCACAAATGCCTAAAGCCCCTTAAGCCGGAGCCTGGGCCGCAGGAGTAAGCGAAGCGCTCCCGCAAGCTGGACAGCCGTTAAACTTGGGAGCGTTCTCTCCCCAGAGATGATAGCCCTGGCCGCATGCGGCACAGTGGTCTGGAAAGGCCGTAGATCCGCCCGGCACATTGAGCAGAACGCATGATCAATCTCAATACTTGCTCCACATCTAGGACACATCACAATACCTCCTTGTCTATTTTGGGGGTTGAAATTTATAACAGTTATATACCGATAAGCGACAACATGTCAAGAAAAAAATCGTGTACAGACAATAATATTTGCCAGCGAATAAAGGAGTTGCGATTAAAATTAAGACTCTCCGGCGTAGTGTTTTCTAATAATATAGGTATATCGCAGGGTTATTTATCTGATATTGAAAATTTTAGAGCTGTTCCAAATAAAACACTCCTCTTAGCAACGTCATATGCCTATAATGTGAATTTTGATTATCTCTTAAAAGGCGAGGGTGATCCTTATATAAAGGATAGGGTAGGGGGTGACATCCCGGAAGACGATCCTCACAGGGAACTGCTTTCCATGACCAGGGAGATATTAACATCCGATACGGATTACTCGGTATCCCTGAGCGCGAATATCAAATCTTTTCATAAAGCCCTGGTCACAGAGAAGAGCCTGGAGCAGCGGGTCACAGCTCTGGAAGAACAGCACGAGAAAATAATCAAACAAAAGTTAAAGTCAACATCAGAGGCCGTTAATTATAAATAGCTTCGCCCGGGTGGATTTCGAAATCATGCAGCCGCCTGCCAGGGCGGATAGATCGACCTGGCTGCCGCATTGGATTGTAAATAATAACCGGACTGTAATTGAGGCGACCGTATCAAGCTTTGGTTATATTTGTGATGCCTGGGTTAATGAATTATTCCAGGGGCCGCTTTCACCGAGTGAGATAGTAGGCCGCCATGTAAGGGATTTCATTTCTCTCAACAACGCGGAAAGGGTTTTAAAGTGGATCGCCTCCGCCGTCACGGAAAAGAAGATCTCTCGCGGATATATTTTTTTAAGGTTATCGGTGGAACACCGACGGAGGGAGATACGGGTCTTCCCGCAGGACAATAATCATGCGCTGATGTATATTATAAAATAACGACCAATATTAAACGCAAGGTCGGGGAGAGCCCATAGTTAAATCTATTATGCTATTAAAGCCGCCTTAAAAACTTCGGTTACACTTTTATTTTCCTGCTCTGCTATTAACTTTATTCCTTCCACTAAGCCGGCATTTAAGCGGGATGTGGATGTTCTATTTCCACCATCATCTTGTAACTTAATTTTTGGCAGATGATCGCATGATGTAATAATTTCATCCCCTGCAATAATCCAGTGGATAGGCGATGGTATGATCAAATGATCGATATTATATTCTTTTTGTAGATATTGCCAAAACTTTCCAGGCTTGAATATTTTTTTTACAATATGCTTTATTAATTTTCTTTTTAAGAATTCGGTATGTTGTTTTTTCGTTAATTTTAATAATGGCCGTAAAATGCCTTCCGGTAACCTAAAGGAGGTTTTCTTTGTTTCATCTTCACCCCATCCAGTACAAATATTTAATATTTTAGCCATTCTCTTTAAATGCTTATGAGAGAGGTTTAATACCTTTTCTTTAGGAGAATAGTAAAGAAAATAATATGCGGTATAGAGGATTGATTCAGAAACATTGGAAGGAATATTGTTTTCAGTGAAGCTGTTTATCTGATTGTCTTCAGCTTCAATAACCATAATAGGGTCCCAGACACCAAGTATATATCCGGGCGTAATCTCGGCACCGGCAATATAATCCTCGATCATTTTGGCAATAGCCCAATGCTCGTCGTTCGGGTTGCATATTACAGGTTTATTATTATAATAGTTTTCGTGTGTACCCCAGAATATGGCTGTCTTCATATTTAGATCTCCCTTATTGCATATGTCATAATGCCATACACAATAGTAAAGGTCAAAATATTTTAACCTCATACATTATTCATAACCGTGATAATGCGTTTTTTCCAGAAAGATACGCGCAGTTTTCTTAATATTATGCCATACACTTTTTTGATGATATTATACTTTTGAAACGTTTTATCTTATTGATATTATTTACTATTCGGCTATGCCATACACTTTTTTTGAATATTTCCCTTTTTGTATGGCATAATGTTAAAAATTGTCATACACTTTTTTCCAAAAAACTGACCGATCACCGGACAGGATAGTAGTTTCCTAACCTGCACCTGATTAGAGCGTAACTATTTTAAATAACAGGCAAACAACGGCTTTAAAAGTCACTTTTTTTTACCTCCCAAACGCTCATAATATGCGGTTTATTTTATGATAAAAATTTCTCAAACCATCTGCAATTTTTACCCAAAAATAGCCTTTTTCCAATTGCAGATGGTTTGAGAAATTTTAACCCAAAATATATTTATAAGTCCCTTACTTTATTATAATATCCCGCATATTCCCATTAATTCCCGCCTTATCCCGCCCACCTCATACCATTTGTCTGTTGATAATGATAAGGTGGTATCAAGGGTCGGGAATGACTCTCC